GCAATGCCGGTCTTGCCTAATAACGCTTTTTCAAAAGCCTTGTCCCAATCCAGCGATCTAGGCAGGTGATCATCACCCATGAAAATGTACAGATCATAAAGAGGGAAGCGACTGTAATCAAGTAAAAGCCTCGCAGCATCATTAAGAGCGTGCGCACACCCACCTGTTTTATTCTCCGAAGGTAGGCACTTGTAGTCATCATTTTTTGCATACTCATCCCATTTTGGATCATCATTATCTATAACAGCATACAGATCTACAGCTGCGTTTGTGCTAACAAAAGATGCAGCTAGTCTGGCCATGTTTTCAGGTCTGCCTCTAGTTGGGACTATCACGCAGCTTTTCATAGCCAAAGAGTAAGGGGTTTATTGTTTAGTTATAAGGATCTCATAGAGCGTGTCTAATTTTTGCTCAATGCGTACAACCCGGCCTTGTAAATTATGACCACCATTTTGGTCATCTATCAACTCTGACAAATAATGATTCACTAACCATCTGACTGAGGCAACTAAAGAGCCTACAATTGTTAAAAGTGATACCGATAAGGCTGCCCAATCATTAAGACTCATTAGCTGTTAATGCCAAAATTTTTATCTGTAGGATCAAAATAGCGTGCCAAAGGTGCGACTAAGGCACCGGCAAGAATAGATAACTCAGGGCGTATGTCAGCTACTAATGCCAAGACTGTAGTGACAGTGGCAGCGGCTATACTGCGTAAGTAAGATTTAACAATTGCTTTTTGTTTGACTGTTAATTTCATTTGAGTCCTAACTCTTTGGTTTTGTTTTGTACTTGTCCTTTATCCATTGCTATCTCAAAGTGCATTTCATCTTTGCGCCTTTTGTAGTTGCCACCCCAAGCCAAGCCATACTTAACTAAAAGCAATTGTATAGTATTTGTTTGATCTTTTGTAAATGTATTTGATTTACCCAGTGGGTGTTTCAAAGCGTTCAAATCTACAGCTGTACCGGATGAGTGATTGCTTAGGACTCTATCTGATCCCCTAGTCATCCTAAAAGCATAACCCCAGTCATCTAATTGACCTTTATCAATAGGCTCTACAAGCTCATCAAACTCTTTACAAAAGGCAACAAGTATTGGTGCTACATCTTTTGCACATGCAATCTTTAATGATGTGCCGGGTATAGCAAAAGATTGTATGCCTATAGCTTTGCGGTCTTCACTAGCCGGCCATCCATTAGGACTTGTTAGCTCAATTATTTTTGCCATCCATGCACATGTTTGTTAGCTAAGTAACAATTTTGCTTCCTCAGCTGTAATACCAAGTTTGTTTAACAGGGCTGCCTTAGCAGTTTCTTTTGTTTCGGCTTGGGTTATTTCAGCCATTTCTTCTTTTGTGTAGTAAACAATTTCAATAACATTGTTTTCAGGTTTTGACTCATCAAATCCACCTGCACCATAAATTACTGATTTAATTTGTTTTGTCATTATGCGATCCTAACTGCTACAAGCAACGGGGCTGTTGTAGATAAAGTTAATGTTCCAGCAGTTGCAAAAGCCCCTGTAACTCCAGTTTGTTCATACCGACGATTATAATTAACATTTTGTGGAGTAGATGAGGTAGGAATAGTAAATGGTAATGGAATCGCGGTTGTGGTGAACCCGGTAAAATCACCGGCAGGTGCTGTTTGCGCGTTAAAAGCAAAATAATAATATCCTGCGGGTGGAGTAGTTGAGATGGTAATTTCATAGTTTGTATTGATTGCTGTGCAGCTTACAGTCCCTGCATCTAAATATACAGTGGATGGTTTACCTGTTGTTGCATCCGCATTATATAGACCTAATCTGACACTTGTAGTTCCGCTCCATACTGCACCAGTTCTTAAACTTATTCTATCTAAAGCATAATTTGGTAAATAAATTGGAAAATAGTAAGTTACATCTTCAGTGGCTGACGCACTAGTTGATAAAACTGCAGTTGAAAAATATTTTATATATTGAGTAGAATCCTGTGCAACTAAAATTGATTTCTCACCACTAGCAGGAGCAGCACCAGCACCTTTAATAAATATAGCAGCGGATGTGCTAGTAAAATCTAATGTGCCGCTTTCATATTGTGCTAATGCTAGTGATGCGGATGTATTGACTGTAGCTGTACCAGCCGTAATAGTGCAAACTCCAGTACCTAGATTTGTTATTTGTACTGTGTCGCCGTCTGCAAACAATCCTGTATTTACTGTAATTGTTGTAGCACTGGTAGAGGTCATTGATATTGCAGTGCCAGCATCCGCGGCTACTAATGTATATGATGCTGTTTTAGCAGATGCAGCTCCGCCTAGCATGGCTGTCTGTTGCAGGGATGTGAGCTGACTGGCAAGCAAAACTTGGCCAGTGGTAAATGTCTGTTTTGCCATGTATCTCCTAGTAGCTCAAACTGTCTTCATCAAGTACACCATCAATGGCTGAGTCTAGCAAAAAACCTACCGCAAAGGGTTGGGCACAAGTAAAAGTCACAATAAAAGAGTTAGGAGTAATATTATACTCCACCCCTGCTATAACACTATCACTAACTACATTGCCACCGGGTAAGGTTTGTGTAACCTCAATAGGATTAAAAATGTCAAGCTCTAAAGCTGCCGTAGTCCTTGCAGGATCATTTTGACTATAGGCATCTACAGTTAATGAGTTGAGCTGTATATCAACACCCTGCTCTTTGCGTGAGGCAATAATCATTTGTGCCTGATTTAGAGCATCTGCCTCAGTCTGCATAATCCCTGATCTGACCCTACTATGCTGAAAATAATCGGCAATACTTGTTAAATCGCTAGCGGTCTGACTGGTCAATGAGGCCGGCGTGACAGTCACTTTGTTAATCATTTGATAATCAGATATATCAAAATCAACACTTTGGTAAGTTATATCACCTGATAGATCAACATCTGAGAATTTTGTAAGGTTTGTGCCAGAGTCAGTAACAATGTCTGTCCTTGACATAAATTTAAGAAACCCTCTTTGATCTACATATAAAGCCCCGGTTTCTGTCTGCTCAACCTCTTGCAAAGCTGCAAGTAAAGATCTTGAATTGCCGCTATCGGCTTGGACTGTTGTAGTAGCTGTTGTAGATATGTCCCTCATCCCCAATGGCCATTGTCCAGCATCAAGCAAACTTGTAACTCTTTGAGCTGTAGTTTGTCCAGCTGTACCGCCTGTAACAGATGTCAATGTAGTCAGATTTAACAGTTGGAAACCATCAACACAATTAAGCGTTACATAGGCCGGATCAAATCCTGTAGGACTTTTGTAATTCCACTCTTGCACATAAAAAGATCCTAAACTGTAATTGATATTGTTAAAAGATGCAGTCATGCGGATCTTACGCAGAGGTTTTATTTTCCCGTACAAAGCCGAAGATGTATTAGCAGGATTAAATGCACCTGTTTGATCTACAAATACTATTTTTGCACTACCACTAACAAATGAGTCAGAGGATCTATTGTAAGCTCGCTTGATAAAAGTCTGAGTCACAAATTCTGTTATATCTACAACATCCGCGGCGACAGTGCCCAAAACAGCTGAGTCTAAAACTGTGTTAATGTCATCAAGGACAAGTGCCGGATCAAAATTTGCTCCGCCCGAAAAATCAATTGTAGTTTTTAATATTGCGGCTGACATTATCTTCCTAGATTAGTTAATTGAGTAGCTGACCCTGATCTATTTAATTTATACAAAACATCTTGGATGACAGATTGTAATTGACCCTCAGAAATTACAGAGCCGGCAACATTAACTGTGACTGTTGTACCCATGCTACCCATGCGATCTAGTGGAATTACAGCCTCAGCTCCGCCTTCACCAATCATTGCAATTGTAGGCTTAGAAACAATCCCACCCTCTGCCATGAAAGGTATGCCCCTGCGAGCTGCACCGCTTTCTTTATATCTTTCTTGTGCAATTTGCTCTGCGGTCATGCCTCTGTAGCCAAGAGTTCCTACTAAATCTTTACCTAAATCTTGAAAATAACCGGGATCAAACATTGTAGGAAATTTTTTCTTGCTTATTTCATCAAGCAATGCAAGCATTTTGCGTAACTCATCATTAGCTATAAATAATTGTTGTAAGTAAAGCAAAACCCCTGTAGTAGTCATGCCCCATTTTTTAGCTAACATCTCAACCTCTTCGGTTGTAATCTTTCCATCTTCAATAACCTTTAATACATCTGCATATTTTTGCGCTTCATCAACAGCATCTTTTGTGCCATCTGCTAATTTCTGTAACAGTTTTACACGCAACTCATCCTCAGCTGATAAGTTACGGCTTAAAGCAGCTTGTAGGCTAATCTTGGTTGGGTCAAACATAGCTTCAAGCTCTGCCTTTTTCTTATCTAATGCGGTTTGAGCAGCCTTTTCCTTTGTGAGTTTTTTCTGTTTATCTAATGCGGCAGCGGCAAACTTATCAAACTTAGCTTGTAAAGCGGCTAGTTTTGCGGCAGCCTCTTTTTGCTCTTTAGTTTGCTCTACAGTTTCTTTTGTTGTTTCAGCTATTTTTTTGCCATCCGCGGCGATACCACCAAAACCCTTTTTTATTAAATCTAACAAGCCCGGCAAAACCGGGATACTTTGAAAACTAAATATCTTGCTCAATATTGGGTCTGCATCAATTGACCTGCCAAGGCTTTGGAAAGCATCTCTAATTTTGTCAATCTTGTCAGCTAATGAAATTACAATATATCCGCCGTTTAATCCCAATTGTTCAAGTCTTGAACCAAAGACATCTGTTGCATTACTGCTACCTATAATGATTTCTGCCGCTGTAATAAAACCTTGGCCTAGGTTTTCTTGAGCTTCACCTGCACTGATCTTAAGGTCATCATTTGACCAATTGGCGGTGGGCTGTTGGCAAAGTCACCCGTCGATTCAGCAGCAGCGTACCGCGATGCTTGCGCGCAGAAACGCAAGC